AGGAGGTAACATGTTTGCATTACAACAACAGCTAACGGCGGAGCAACGCATCGCCAAGGCATACGTGGACATCACGAGTCACGAGCGGTACCTTGCTCTGGCCGGTGTGCTGTCTATCGGCACCAAGACTGTCAGCGACGAGATACCAACAGCCTGTACCAATGGGCGTGACGAGTTATACGGACGTGCATTCGTTGATTCAATGACTGACGCAGAGCTACGGTTCGTCATGCTGCACGAGTGTTACCACAAGATGTATCGCCATCTCATAACGTGGAAGCACTTGAACGAGAAGAATCCTACTCTTGCTAACGCATCGTGTGACTACAACATCAACGGCAAGCTGGTCGATGAGAACAAGGACGATGGCTTTGCCACCATGCCTCGTGACGAGGACGGTGAGATCGTAGGTCTCTATGATGAGCGGTTCCGCAACGCTGACGGTTCATGGATGGACACGGCTGCTATCTTCTCTGCACTCGACAACGGCGGCGATAATGAGGGTGACGGTGAAGGAGGTAACGAGTCAGGTGATGGTGCACAAGGTACGTCTTCCACCCAAGGTTTCGACGAGCATGACTGGGAAGGTGCTGACAAGTTATCTGATGATGAGGTCAACGAACTTGAGAAAGAGATCGACATTGCCATTCGTCAGGGCAGCACTATCGCCGGTAAGCTAGGTGCTAACGGCAACCGCAATCTTACCGAGCTTATGCAGCCGCAGGTCGATTGGCGTGAGGTACTGCGCGAGTTCATCCAGACCACATGCACCGGCAACGACTACTCCACATGGCGGCGTCCCAACCGCAGATACATTGGTGCTGATGTGTACATGCCTAGCGGTATCAGCGAGAAGATTGACGAGCTAGTCATTGCCGTTGATACGTCAGGGTCTATCAGTGACCGCGCTGTTGCCCTGTTCCTATCAGAAGTACAGTCGATCTGCACTACCGTCAAGCCTGACAAGGTACGACTACTGTACTGGGGACACCGTGTTGTAGGTGACGAGTCATACGACACCCACGAGCTAGGTATGCTGACACAGTCAACCAAGGTCATGGGCGGCGGCGGCACGGATGTCAACTGTGTGACTGATCACATGCAGGAGCACAACATCAAACCACAAGCGGCTGTTGTACTGACTGACGGTTACTTGTTCGGTGACTGGGGTACGTGGGACTGCCCTGTACTGTGGTGCGTCCTCGACAACAAGAGTGCGACACCTGACAACGGTAAGGTCGCGCACATTCAAACAAGCAGTATGTAGGAGACCGACATGGCTTATGGATTCAAGCAGGGGCTAGATTCGTTCTGGCATGTAAAGCGCAAGTACAACGACACCAAGCCTATGGTGTCTAAGAACCACACCAAGCAGGACAACCTGAGACCGGCTGGTCGTAACCGTAGTCGCAAGTGGGAGCACGTTAGGAAGTTGTCTGAAACGTGTTATGCCCTATGTGATGGTCAGTGGGGCGATCCTATATTTTCTCATGGCACTCCTGCGCTACCTATGCCGATTGAGGATACGTACAACCTGTCACCTATTGTGTGGGAGATCATGGAGCAGCCCGATGGTTCGTACCTAGAGACAATCAAGATACGCAACGGTACAGGTGACTACGGCCACAACAGTAGGTACACGTTCTTATCTGAGTTCTTGCCCCATAGCATGCGCTTCGTTGTGGGGAAAAATGGAAGGCAACACATAGGAGCCGGTAAGGTCTACTACTTGCCTAAGAGTAAGTCAGTCGATGAACGACGGTGGAATAACTATTACCAGAAAACAACTTATGGCTTTCAACGTGAGGATGACCAGAAGTATCTGAAATTTGCACGTACCGCGCATGTACCTAAACGGATTTACTCTATAACCGATCTTGTTTTTAGTGAGTGGAAGCTAATCAGTCCTAAGTTCGTACCAGTGAACCCCAAGTCCAAGGTAGATAAGGAACGCAAGAAGGAACTGAAACCACACCTTGATACGTTTTGGGAGTGGGCGTGTGCTGTGGGGCAGATGTTGCCTACGAATGATTGGGAGTACGTGCGCGGCGTGAAAGATACGTTACGCAATGCAGGTGTGATAGAAGGCTGGGCGTTCAGCGCCAATGTAAGGTATAACGGAGACAACGTACAACACATCATAACGAGTGATGACCATGAACTACGACTGCCTCTGTTAGCCATGTTTATGGTAAACTCTGACATGAAATACGCTCATACGCCAGAAGATGCTAAGAAAGTGCGTGCAAGATTTAACCAGTGGGCTAACCGAGCCTGTGGTTTAGTTACAGTAACGAAAGGAGAATAGTTATGACGGTAGATATGGGAAATGCAGAAAGCGCCCGAAAACCAGAACAAGAGTTCTGGGTACGTACTAGCACTTTAGATGCTAGGTTCGACATGGGGGAGGATGCAAGTATGGTGCATCCAGCATTGTTGGTATTCGCTCAAGCTGTGGGTAAGAAGTTACCTCATGTAAAGTTTGCGCCTGTGGTAGGTGCTCGCCGTGAGTTGTGGTTCTACGATCCGCACCAGCCGTATGTTCTAGGGACGTTGTTGTATAACGACATTCTTGAAAAGTACGGCGTAGAAGCTAGAGGTATTAGGAACGAAAGGTTCGGCCCAACGCACAGCGAATACGTACGATTGTGGAGTACGAACATGAGTACGGCTGTTAAGAAAGTAGCCGCAAATGCAGTGCCTTGGACTATTGGCGAGTTAGCATCGCTGAGTGTTAAGGACTACAAGACAGCGCGTGACGAAGAACTAGGGGACGTTAAGTCTAAAGTCGTAAATCTTCTAAAAAATCTAGGGATGGTGGGCGTTGACACTCAAGTGTTTTCCTACCTAAGAAGTCAGGTCAAAGGCAATGCTCGACTAGGGGATCAAGGTTTTCACGATGACGCATACGAGTTAGTGCAGACACATGAATATCTTGCAGAGTTGCAAGGACAAGGGGCTACTCCGCTGTTCGTACATATCGGTGAAGATAAACGTGGACGGCAGTACCTAGATACTGCTTGGGTAGGTACGGAGTTTGTGTATCGCACGGTAAGGTTTACACCCCGCAATCGTGCCTATGAAGGTGAGCCTGAGTTCGATAATCTGGTAGGTAAGTTATCGGTGCTAAACATGACCGAGCCTAATCATTATGTACGGGGTGTCGGCATGAAACATGCGGATGATATGTTCTATGTTACTGACTAATAAGAACCTTCAGGCTCATCATTATATACGTATGCTTGCGGATATCACCAAACTACGAGTACACCGTAACGAGTTAACACATGAAGGGATTATCTACCATATAAAGATATGTGAGCATACAGGTACGTGGGAAGTGACATGTCTTGGTATAGAATGTGTTGACTCGTACTTGGCTGGAACCTACTATTACGGCAAGCGCGTCCCTGCATTACTACAAGAAAGGGTTACGGTTCTATCTATGTTGGAGCCAAACAGCCCTGAAGTAGAAGGTGTAGGAATGCGCTCCAGTGAGAATGGCTTTTGGGTATATGACTAGAAACCACCGAAACCAGTTCCCAAGGAGAACGTATGGGTAAGGTTACGCTTGAGATGGATGTGAGTAACGAACAGTTGGAGGAGCTACTAGGTAGCTACAAAGCTATTGAGAAGCTGACTTATGTGACTGACGACATGTGCGAAAACTTTAGTTATCTGTCCAAGGCTATCACTGCAAACAATCGTGAGATCAAAAAACTCACTGCGAATGTAGCGAAGCTATTGGAGGAAATTAAGAATGGCAATGACACCGGAGGCAAAGGTAAAGAAGAAAGTAGCTGATGCCCTAAAGAAGTTAGGAGCATACTACTTCTACCCTGTAACGGGTGGCTATGGTAAGAGTGGCGTACCGGATATAGTCGGGTGCTACGAAGGGAGGTTCTTTGGTATTGAGTGCAAGGCTGGTAAAGGCAAGACCACCGCACTGCAAGACATGAACCTAAAACAGATTACGGCATCGGGGGGTATCTCTGCCGTAGTGAACGAGGACAACGTGCATACAGTTGCGGACATCCTCAATGAAAGGGAAGTGAGCGAACGTCAGTTGGCGTTTGATTTTTGACAAACAGGAGACCGAAATGGAAAATAAACTTTACAGTGAATATAAGATGTTTTCGTATGGCCCAAGCAAATCTTTGCGGTGCCTTAGATACCTTTTGAGAAATCCTGATGCTGATGCGCGTACCGCTGCGGATGCGTGTAAGGTATCGTACAACTTGGCATGGGCAGCGAAAAACGACATAGCCAAACGCGGCAGAGAGGCGATGCTTCCACTCGCCGACACGCCAGATCTAACTCCATCTCTTAGATCTAAGAACTACAGGCCCAAGGCAGAGTCGTTGCGGGTTGAGGAAGTTTCAGTCGAGAGAGAAGATGCAGTGCTGGATGTGCTGACTAACCCTAACCTAGATATTGATTTACTGGCTGTAAGATTACAGGAACTAGGGTTTGAGCGTGTAACAGCTTCTACAGAAGAAACCAACAAGAGTGTTCTCAAACCACAGGTAACTAAAACACAGCTATTGGAAGAGAAGCTGGAGAAGGGCGCACAAGTGAGTGACGGTAGCACTGCATCCTATTACGAGTTACCTGATGGGGCGCGTGAACTGCAAGACTTGATCTCGCACAAGAATATGAACTCACAGATCGGTGAGATATTCCGAGCGTGTTACCGCATGGGTGAAGCCTCGCACAGCGACGAACTACGTGACGCCAAGAAGATCCGCTTCTATATAGGTGCTGAAATCGAACGCCTACTGAGAAAGTAACGTGAAAAAGTACAACATCACGTTAGAAGAAACTATACGTAGGCGCGTACAGGTCGAGGCCAAGAACGAGGAAGAAGCTCGTTTTGCTGCCGAAGATGGTGAGGGTAACTACTTAGAGGTACCCAAGATTGTACGATGCGATATACAGCAAGTGCTTGAGGTGGAGGAGTCAGAGTAGTGGATCTTATAACACTGGACTTTGAAACCTTCTATGATAAAGACTTTTCGCTGACTAAACTGACAACCGAGGAGTACATACGCGACTCTCGGTTTGAAGTGGTCGGTGTATCTGTGAAGGTCAACAACGGCGACACTGAGTGGGCGAGTGGGACACATGAAGAGCTTAAAGGGTATTTCGATGAATTCGATTGGGCAAACAGTATGGTGCTGGCTCATAACACTATGTTCGATGGCGCTATACTGTCTTGGCTCTTTGATATTCATCCTCGCGTGTGGGCTGACACTCTTTGCATTGGCCGTGCTGTACACGGGGTTGAAGTTGGTGGAAGTCTCAAGGCACTTGCAGAACGGTATGCTGTCGGGGAAAAGGGCACTGAGATAGTAAACGCTCTGGGCAAACGCCGTGAAGACTTTACTGATGACGAGTTAGATCGTTACGGCGACTACTGTATCAATGACGTTGAGCTTACATATAAGTTGTTCAACATCATGGCACGGGGGTTCCCGAAGCAGGAGCTAAAGATTATTGACTGCACCTTGCGTATGTTCATTGAACCTATGCTGAAGCTAGACCGTGATTTACTTGAGGATCATCTATACGACATCAAAGCGCGTAAGGATAAGCTGTTAGTAGATGCTGGCGTGGCAGATAAAAAGGAGCTGATGAGTAACGAGAAGTTTGCAGAACTACTACGTTCCAAGGGTGTAACACCCCCTACTAAAATCAGTTCAACTACCGGCAAAGAAGCCTACGCATTCGCTAAAACCGATGAGGCTTTTAAGGGCCTTGGAGCGCACGAGAATCCAGAAGTGCAAGCGTTGGTGGCCGCACGATTGGGCAACAAAAGTACGTTGGAGGAAACGCGCACTCAGCGGTTTATAGATATCGCGGGGCGTGGAACTCTGCCGGTTCCTGTGAGGTACTATGCAGCGCACACTGGTCGGTGGGGTGGGGATGACAAGATCAACCTACAGAACCTACCGAGCCGTGGGCCTGACGGTAAGATGTTAAAGAGAAGCATCACCGCACCTGACGGCTACACGCTGGTTGACTGTGATTCGTCGCAGATTGAAGCGCGTGTGCTGGCGTGGTTCGCTGGGCAGGATGATCTGACCGAGGCATTCCGTAACAAGGAAGATGTCTACGTCAAGATGGCTGCACGGATCTACGACATACCAGAAGATCAGGTCAGTAAACAGCAGCGGTTCGTCGGTAAGACTACGATACTTGGGGCTGGTTACGGTATGGGCGCAGTCAAATTCCAAGCACAGTTAAAGACGTTTGGTACAGACATAGAACTAGACGAAGCGCGGCGCATCATAAACATTTATCGTGATACCAACTGGCGAATCAGTCATGTATGGCGCGAAGCTCAGAACATGATTGCCAGTATGGAGCGCGGTGATACGGTGCAATTTGGTAAGGAAGGCGTAGTTGAGGTATTGGGGGATCGCTCCGCTATACGTCTACCTTCCAAGCTACTGATGCGTTACGACGATCTACATGGAGAGCAGAACGAGCAGGGTGTGGAATACACTTATAGGACACGCCGAGGCCGAACCAAGATATATGGTGGTAAGGCAATAGAGAATGTCTGCCAAGGCATCGCTCGTTGTATAATTGGCGAACAGATGCTACTTATAGCAAAGAAGTATCGCGCAGTGTTGACAGTACACGACTCAGTTATTGGGTGTGTGCCAATGGATGAGGCTGAAGAAGCTCAGAAGTACATTGAACGCTGTATGCGTTACGTGCCCAAGTGGGCAGAAGGGTTGCCGCTTGAATGTGAGAGCGGTATAGCAGTAGCTTATGGAGATTGTGAAGCATGAAGTACGTGGTTTTGTTTGTTGGTACGCCATACATGGACGGTATGTATAAAAGTATCGAGTCTGTGTATGAGGTGTTAGAGCGTCATAGGCGTAGGTTTCCTCACCTACGAATTGAATGGGCGCAAGTGTCGCCTAATTTCGTTTTACCTGATGATGTGTTTTGGGCTGACCACAAAGAAACTTTGAGAGCCGAGAGCGTAGTATCGGCATGAGTGTAGCGCCGTGGTCATTCAGCAAGGTTAAGGCATTCCAGCAATGCCCCAAGCAGTTTTACCACGAGAAAATACTCAAGCAGTATCCGTTCAAGGAGTCTGAAGCCACGCTGTATGGAACAGCTTTTCACGAAGCTGCGGAAGAATACATACGTGACGGTGGTGAACTAGACCCACGGTTTAACTATGCGAAAGGTATGCTCGACGCACTGAACGCTAAGAAAGGCGAGAAGTTGTGCGAGATAAAGATGGGGCTGACCAAAGACCTAGAAGCATGTAGCTTCTTTGACGGTAATGTTTGGTTCCGAGGGATTGCTGACCTTGTAATTTTGAACCGCGAAGAAAACCTTGCATGGGTGATTGACTACAAGACAGGCAAGTCGGCAAGATACGCAGACAAAGGACAGCTAGAGCTAATGGCGTTAGCTACCTTTAAGCATTACCCCGAAGTAGAGACTGTTCGGGCTGGCTTATTGTTTGTAGTGAGTAACGACCTGATACGGGATCGGTACACAACTGAAGACGAGGAAAGGTTGTGGGCTAAGTGGTTGGATAACTACAACGACATGGAAACAGCTTTTGAGAATGATACGTGGAACCCTAACCCAAGCGGGCTATGTAAAGCATGGTGCCCAGTGTTGGAGTGCCCACACAACGGAAAGAACTAATGCCGTATAAGAATAAAGCAGATCGCAAGAAGCAGAAGAACCCGCCAGTGGGTAGTGCCGCACATGAAGCTCGTATGGAACGACAACGTGCTCGTCGGGCTATGGATAAGGTGGGGCGTGATGCTAATAAGAACGGCAAGGCTGACAAACGTGAGGGGAAGGACGTTAGCCATAACAAGATGCTCAGTAAGGGGGGCAGCAATAGAGATGGCTACAAGGTGGAAAGCAAGAGTGCTAACCGCAGCCGTAACGGTAAGAAGCCAAAGCGAACGAGATAAGACCAAGGTATATCCTTACCTGTTTAGCACTTTCCCGTCAGTGTGGTCGAAGGCGGGGCTAATTTAGTTTGCGTGATTGGGGAAGACCCCTTTCACGCCTTTTTGCATGGAAGGGTAAATGAAGATTATAGAAGGGAAAGCATTACTGATGCGGCTGCGTAACCCACGTAAGGTCACTGATGTAATACCAAAAAGTAAGGAGCTATCAGGCAATCGTGTGGTAGTTAACTGGGGCGTAGACGAAACACACGTACTCAAGAATCTGAATATAAACGCGCCATCACCCATTGAAGGTAAGTACAGATGGACAGGTAAGTACAAACCATTTAAGCACCAAAAGACTACCGCAGGGTTTCTTACACTTCATAAACGTGCGTTCTGCTTTAACGAGCAAGGTACAGGTAAGACGGCCAGTGCTATATGGGCAGCAGACTTTCTGATGAACCAAGGGCGGATCAAGCGAGCGTTGGTGATATGCCCTTTATCGATCATGGATTCAGCGTGGCGCAACGATCTGTTCGACTTCGCTATGCACCGCAAGGTAGATGTGGCTTATGGCTCGGCTAAAAAACGCGCTGCCATAATCAATAGCGAAGCAGAGTTCGTCATAATAAATTATGACGGTGTGGAGATAGTCGCGGACGAGATAGCCAACGGTGGGTTCGATCTAATCATTGTTGACGAGGCAACGCACTACAAGAACGCGCAAACAAACAGGTGGAAAACATTAGGTAAGCTGCTCACTCCAGACACATGGCTTTGGATGATGACGGGTACTCCTGCCGCACAAAGCCCGTTAGATGCGTATGGTTTGGCTAAACTCGTTAACCCGAAGGGTGTGCCACGCTTTATGGGGTCGTTCCGCGATAAGGTCATGGTGAAAGTAACCAACTTCAAGTGGGTACCTAAGCACGATGCTACCGAAGTAGTGTTTAACGCATTGCAGCCAGCGATTCGGTTCACTAAAGAAGAATGCCTTGACCTACCGGATATGGTCTACACCACACGCCAAGTGGCTTTGACTAGGCAACAAGAGAAATACTACAAAGAACTTAAAGACAAGATGGTCATGCAAGCAGCAGGAGAAGACGTTACGGCGGCTACGGCAGCAGTTAACATGAACAAGTTACTACAAATAAGTTCTGGTGCCGTGTACACCGATTCTGGTGACACCATAGAGTTCGACATCAAGCACCGCTATAAGGTGCTGCGTGAGGTTATTGACGAGTCAAGCAAGAAAGTTCTGGTGTTTGTGCCGTTCAAGCACACGATTCAACTACTCACTGACAAGCTACGCAAAGACAAAATACCTACCGAAGTTATTAGCGGTGCAGTTAAAGCAGGAGAACGTACTCGTATATTCAAGCAGTTCCAAGAAACGGACACGCCCAGAGTGCTAGTAATTCAGCCACAAGCCGCTGCACATGGTGTAACGCTGACCGCTGCAAACACAGTAGTGTGGTGGGGGCCGACCAGTTCGGTGGAAACTTACGCGCAAGCTAACGCACGGGTGCATAGGGCGGGGCAAGATCACAAGTGTACCGTGGTTCAGTTACAAGGGTCACACATAGAAAGGCGCGTGTACGCATTACTTGATAACAAAATACACACACATACAAAAATTATTGACCTTTACAAGGAAATACTTGAGTAGCCCACGAAATACGCTTATATTACATTTCTCGGCAATGGAAGGATATAAACATGGCTGATGCAGCAGATGTGGGTGGTGTTCCGGTTAAGAAAATGACTGAGGTTTTCCTCAAAATTAAGGCTGAACGGGAAAGACTGTCCACTGAATTCAAGGAGGCTGATGGCAAGTTAGTCAATCAGCAAGACAAAATAAAAAGCGCACTGCTCGACTACTTGAAAGAGAACGACATCAAAAGTGTCAAGACTGACGTAGGTACGTTTTACCGTACTGTGAAGCAGAAGTATTGGACTAGCGACTGGGAATCTATGCACAAGTTTATCTTGGAGCATGAAGTGCCTGAGTTCTTAGACAAGCGACTCAACCAGAAGAACGTGAGGGAGTTCCTTGAGGAAAACCCAGACCTTCTTCCGAAAGGGTTGAACGTAGATGCAGAGTTCGCTCTGACTATAAGGAAAGCGTGATGGAGCAATTAGTTCCGATTGAGGATGTCGCTAGGCATTTTAATGTGTCAGTATCGACGGCCCGAAAATGGGTACGAGATGAGGTGATACCTGAAGGTGTTTACGTCAAGGTAGGTAAAACTCATAGGTTTTCACTGCCAGATGTGACAAAAGCGTTGATGGCCTACAAAAGCAACGGGCAACCTGCGATGCAGGAAGAAATGTCTGAGGCGTTTGACCCGTCATCATTTGACCCTGATGCGGACATTTAATGCGCCGAATCAGTATACAGGGTAGCAAGTTTACTGGGTTGGAAAGCTCGGCAGACGGTAGCGAGTCTATAGATGTAATCATAGTCAATGCGGCGGAAGTGTCTCGCTCGTATTACAAAGGTGAGTACGATCCAAAGACTAAGAAGTTACCGCATTGCTGGTCAGCTAACACCCAGACCCCTGCACCCGAAGTGCCTGAAGATCAACGGCAAAGTATGCGCTGTATGGACTGTGTGCATAACGTAAGAGGTTCAGGCAATGGAAGTGGTAGGGCTTGTAGATTTCACCAACGCTTGGCAGTTGTTGAAGAACGAGTGTTAGACAAGGTGTACCAACTACAGGTACCTGCCTCGTCCATATTTGGTAAAGAGCGTAGTAAGGGCACGATGCCGTTACAGGCTTACGCCAAGTTTTTAAGTGGGCATGGAACGCCCTCAATAGCTGTGGTTACTAGAATAAGTTTTGACGAGGAAAGCCCCGTACCGAAACTATTTTTCTACCCTCAGCGTCCGTTAGAAGAAGAGGAACTTGATGAAGTTCGGTTCATGGTGGATCACGATGACACGTTACAGGCTATTACGTTTACCGTAGATGCTTACAACGTCAACGGCGGTTCCCCATTTGCTGAGATGGAAGGGTTCGATATAAATAGCCTAAGTTAAGGAGACAACAATGGCTGAAGCAACTATGTACTACACAGTGGAAGGCGTCGAGGCGCTGTACCCACGAATCAACACCACTTATAAGTTCGACAACAAAGCGAACGGTGGTAAGGGCGGTTCCGTTAAGTGCGATCCGCTAGACGATGGCGCAGCGTACGAGATGTCCTTCGTAATGTCGGAGCCAAAAGCTAAAGCGTTGTTCAAGGCAATGAAAGCTGCTTACGACGTTAAGAAAGAAGCAAGCTGGCCCGACAAGTTTCCGCTGCCGTTCAAGAAGGACGATGACGGTAACTACGTCGGTAAGGCCAAGCTAAAAGGCGCTTACGGCACTGACCTAACCAAGCCCCCACTGCAAGTGGACGCGAAGAACAACGAACTGCCGAAAGACTTTCTGTTAACTACTGGCAGTGTCGTGAACCTTGCATTCACTTTTGTACCGTATTCGATGCGTGAAAACGGGGTAAGCCTACGTCTGAATGGTGTGCAGGTAATTGA